CCCAGTGAACTCCAGGAGTTGCACCAGAAAGAATTGAAACTGATCCTGATGGCTTAACCGTTGTTACACGAATTGATTCACGAACACATAGCCATTCAGAGTACTGATGATCGTAGTGACGAATCTTGCTATACCCTTCGTCCATCCATTCACGGACAACTGGCAAACCTTTTTGATCTGCAAATGATGCAATACCAGTAAGTGATGTACCAATACGACGGTTGCGTTGCATAATACCGTTTGTTTGTGGCCAGTGTGTTGGAACAAGTGTTACAGTCTTTCCATATAGGTATGCAAACTTCAGGGTACGCAGGAAGTCCTCCTTAGATTCATGACGATTTAAGTGCACTTCTACAAGTGTACATAGTTCGTATGACTCTAATGGCTGCTCCGCACAAGGATTAAAGCCCATCACACGATAGTCTTTTCCATCTGGCGCATCCTTTAGTCTGCCATAATTACGAGCAACATCAAGCCAGATAAAACCTGGTTCTCCGTTTTCTGTAATTAAATCTACATAGTCTTCGTACTTTGTTCCTACCTCTGCTGAAATAGAATTATTAGACATCCAAGCCCAGCCTGGATTCTCTGGATCAAATGAGTTACGCTCTGGGAATAGTTCTGAATTTTTTAAATTCATAAATGTTTCATCCCCAGCATTACCCAAAGCAAGGGTTGCTGATCGTCTCACGTTACCTGATACCACACAAGTTCCAATTAGGTTTACTAGGTCTACTATGGCACGAGAATCTAGTGTTTCTTCGCCTCTGGAGCCGATTACACGGTCTATCTGGTCGTGCAACTTGATAAGAGGTGCAGGTCCTGATGCAACGCCTCCAAAGCCCTTGATAGCGGCTCCTAGGGGCCTAATTAAATCATAGTTAAACTTCTGGATGCTTTGATTTGCTCTTAGGTAAGAGTTAATTAAAAGTCTGACCGATTCTACCCATCCTTCACGAGTGTCTGGAATTTCGAACACCTGTTCTGGTTCTGTTGGGGTATAGATTGAGAAATGCTTATCCTGTCCCACTGTATCAAACCCTACACCAATACCAAGCATTAAAGCATCCATAACCCAAGCAAATAAGGCTCCTGGATCATTTTTATCAAGGTCTTTAGTTGAAACCATTGCACAGTTTTGTAGTGCTGCTGAGTTCTTTTTCTCCATTACCATTGGAGTTCCAAATGCCCACATGCCTCGCCCTGGGGGTGTCCACTTTAATTCAAACATTCTTTGGAATGCTTCCTGTGCAGACTTCTGAGCCTTGTAGTCATTCCATGGCAAACGGTTTTCTTTAGCGTGGTTCTTTTGTACTGAGTACATACCCTCGATTACTCGACGACAAACCTCGTGCCAGCGTTCCTTAGTTCCATCTTCCTTCATGCGAGAATATGTACGAATAAAAGTAATTTCTCCAAGTGAGTTTTCTGCTGCATCCTTAAACCCAAATGGGCTTGGAGCAGAAACATACTTATCTACAAAATCTTCTGGAAGTCTAAAACTAAAAAAATCTGACATGTGTATCGTCCTTTCAAAAACGGAATAGTCTTAAGTATAGCAGAGTTTTCTAAAAAGTAAAACTCTACCTAAATGTATTGTTGAGAGTTATGTAAAAAGTAATTCAATAATAGAATTAGTGAATCCAGTGTTGCGGTACCATATACTTATAACCACTCTTAACTAGGTGTGCTGTGTGGTGATATGGTGGTGATGGAGGAAATACAATAATACTTCCAGCCTTTGGCTTAACTGCAAAATGATATGCTGTAGGATCTGCATTTGCAAAATCTGAATCTGGAGTTGGACCTTGAATTGGGCCCTTTGGATCTCTAATTGTAAAAGAAATCTCTCCACCCTCATAATCATCATTGAGGTACATTACGAAAGAAACCTTAAGTCTTTCATCTCCCTCTTGCTGATCAAAGTGTGCACCCATAAATGTTCCAGCCATGTACTTCTTAATTGGATACATTGGAAACAGTTTAGGTTCTTCTGTGATACCGTGGGCTGCTGCGTAGTCTCTTGCTACATCGTCAAAAGCCTTTTGGAGTGTTGAATAAATATATGTATTTTTTTCATCTGAGGGATCTGCTTGTGAGATACTCTTGTCTGTTCCATATACGTACTCTTGTCCACTACACGCCATCCATTCGCCCCAAGGATCTTTGTTGTCATTTTCAATTGCCTCAACAAGTTTCTTTGGATCTTCAATTACGTTTGTGTAATAGTAAACCTTTTCTTCAAGTATCTCTCTGTCCATTTTATATCTCCTTAGAATTTATTATGTTCGTAAAAACCTGTAATTTTTATAAACCCTACCGTAACATAACGAATAGGTCCTTCTCCTACAAAACGAACTCCATGTTCATATTCTTCATTTCCTGGGAAAAGAAGCAATGTTCCTGGTGCTGGTCTTAAGTCTGAATTTTCTTTATTCTTAAAGAATAGAGTCCCATCCTTATAGTCATCGTTGATATATAGTATAGCAGCATATTTAATTGATGGGTCTGTATGCTGATCTGTATGAGCCTTTAGTTCTACTCCTTCTTGCATTCTTTGCAGAGTTCCAAAGCCAGCGAGTTCTAGGCTAGGATCTGATAGTTTTATTAAATTCCCAAGCCTCACCTGAAGGGTTTTGCTAATCTCTTCTTTTGTAATATCTAAATTTTTATCTTGCCAGTTTTGAGTTATTTCAAATTTACCCTCAGCAACAAGATTATCTACATCGTCTCTGCCAAATTTTTCCATACAGAACCTGGCAAGGTTTTTTGTATATTCTATAGACCAATCTTCTTCTGGAGTTGTTTTGATTATCTCTAAGATAGTATCAAGTTCTTTTTCTTTTAAAAAATCTTTGATAAACAAAACGCCATCGTGAAAGACTTCTGTATTATATCCTGCATCTTCAAACTCTTTTTTTAAAAAAATGTCCATTTACTTTTCCCCCACTTTGTATTTGTTTCCATCAGTATCTATTTTGTATCCTTCTTTAAGGAGTCCTTGCCACTCTGCTCTTTCAATTTCTTGCTGGGCTCTTGTTGCTTTCATTTCTTCTGCCCAGGCATCTCTTAGTTCTTGAGGGTAAGCAGACTCTTCTCTGTCATCCCAAAAAGATCCAATGGTATATCTTACTCCACTTTCTATTAAAGTTACCTCGTGCATATTATTAAATCCTCCGTCAAAAACAGCAAGCATTCCAACTTTTGGTTGAATACTAATGTCTTGTCCTGGGAACTTTAGTAGTCCGCCTTCAAAATTATCATTAAGGTATAAGAATCCAGCATAACGGCTTCTTGTGAATGCTCCAGAATTTCCCTCAGCATCTGTATTGTCTGAGTGTATTCTTGCATATGCTCCTGGTTCCCACTTTTGTGTGTGGTATCCAATTTTAGAAATTATCTTTGGGTCAAGGTCGTGGACTGAAGCGATTGCTTCTGGCATTGCCTTTTCAATGTCTGAAAAAATAGTTGAAGATAGTCCAGCATCAAGTAGTTCTTGGTCATTGTCTTGTGGAAGAACAGAAGAATATGACTCATAGAATGATATGGGCATCCAAGAGATTTTTCCGTTATCTGCCTGAGCATCTAACGCCTGTATCATTTTTTGACAAGTATCTTCATCAATAAAGTTTTCATAAATAACGATGTCTTTTGTAATTCTCTTTTTATTTTCTAGGTTCATTTTATTCTCTTTTCTTTATCAGCATTCATTTTATTAGGATGAGCATCTCTAAATTTTTGCATAATGTCTGGTTGCATTTCTTTCCAAACATCCTTTCCAAACTCAGCCTCTTTTTCAAACCATTTGTCATCGCCAACATCATACTTCATCCAATACATTCTGGAGATATATTTCTTTTCTCCCCTTGCTGGCATCACACCATGTAGGTAGACCTGACCTTCTTTTGTGAGTATGTCTGGATGTCCAGATGGAAAAATTAAATAATCTCCTGCTTCTGGCTTGTACATATAGGCTTCTCCATCAACAATAAAATCAATTTCTCCGCCTTCGTAGTCGTCATTAAAGTATGTGAGTGCAGTAATTCCAAACTTATATCCTGGACTTACAATTGGTTCTCTGATAAAGTCAGAGTGGTATGCCATTGCCAAAGGATCCTCTATATCCGTTTTATATCTTGCGATTGCTGGTCCATTTGTTGTCCAAAGATTAAAGGACTCTCCTTCACGGTTTACCAATACTTTGTCTTTATCAAAATCGACATTATTTTTAAGGATATAGTCCTGGGTTGCTAAATGAAAGTTTTCAAAGACTTCTAGGACTGCAAGTTTCTGGGCTTCTTGATTTTCTGTCTTTGTTTCTATTTTTCTAATTTCTTCAATACTCATAGTGTGTGGATAATCTTTAAACAATGGATTCATGTACTCACCAAAATGAGACCACTTAGTCCAAGGACTAAAAATAGCATCTTCGCTTTCGTCTTTTAATATCTCAAGTGTCTTAGTGATATCCTTAAAAAGATTCTTGTATACAAATATCTTTGGATAAAGTTCAATATGCTCTAGAAGTTTTTCTGTCATGGCTTTCTGTCTCCTGTGTGCTCTGTTATCTCCCAGAAGAATGGACATGTGTATCTAATACCACTCTTAATCTCTGTTACTCCGTGAACATAATTCATATCCCCTGGGAAAAAATACGCTGCTCCCTTTTTAGGTTTAAACTGTACACCCTGTAGTGGGAAGTATAACTCTCCACCTTCATAGTCCTCATTTAAATAAAACAGGCTTGAAAGATCATAGTTTGGAAAATCATTTGGAAGTCCAGCATCTGGGCCTTCGTGCAGTTCCTTGTCTGCGTGAGGGTTCTGAAACTGGCCTGGAAGCCATCTAACGATAGTTGTACCAGTAGGGGTAACCTTTACCTTATAGAACTCTTCAACGATTGGCTTAAGCCTTTGAAACAGGCCTGCAATTACTGGAGCGATTGTTGGATCATTTTTATCTAAAGTTGGACTAGTGGCTACTCTATCTTTCCAGTACTCAGAGTCATACACAACTGTTCCGTTTTCGTTAACGTGGCTTTGAGTTACATCCCAGATTGTCAAAGACTTTGCAGCCTTCTCTAAAAACTCTATTTCTTCTTGAGTCATAAAATTTTCTAACTCAACAATCATCTCTTTACCATTACCAAACCAGCCAGATGGCGTTAGTGACGGTTTTCTAATTACAACAGAAGCATCCATTTTGTCCATAATTGAATTATATCATAGGGTTTTGCCCTACAATGTCCTCTCTATCTCTAGTTGTTTTAAGAATCTTTCTGCGCTGAATCTCCAATTATCTTTTGCAAAAGAAGTAACAATCTTAATACAGACATCTTCATAGTCTTTCTTGTCTAACTTATCCTTCAAATAATGCAATGCTTCTACTGTATCAATATAGTTTTGCCTTACAAATGATGGATCTCCTGCGTGGTTTCTTTTTAAAACCTTTGTGTTTATTTGTCCAGATGGCTCATACATAGAAACTGTTAGGTAGTCTTTTGCAAACCCAGCATCTTGATACATTTCATAACCTTCTAAGGCCTGCTCTAGATTATCAAAAGATATGATAGATCTTACAGGAGACTCTCCATCTCTTGAAACAGTTATCATATAATGACCAACCTTTCCTTCTTTAGAACTTTTGATGTAGTCATTAACTATATCAGAGTGTGTTGGATTTAATTCATTCATGGTCTGCCCTGAGTTGTTTGATCTTCTACACTAAGTTTTAAAGTCTTTACTTCGTGAGACCCTATAGACTCTTGCTTTTCGTTAACAGCATTTCTATACCAGTCAGTCCATTCTCCAGTAGAGTTTAGAACTTGGGCTGCTTCACCATATGAGATGTTTGCTTCTACCCTTTTTCTGTCCTCATCTTTATAGTCAACCATTTTTATAACTGTGTTATTTAGTTGTGTCAAAGATATTGGAATAATTGTTGCAACTGGAGTTCCTGCTTTAATGACTATTCTTTTATTTGCTGTCTTTGCCTTAAGTGCTAAAGGGAAAGGGTTGTCATAGAAAGATGTACTAATTAGTGAAGACATTGTCTCAAACTCATCACTAAAATAGTTGACTGGATTAATAGCAATTATACTAACGTCCTGATCTGTTCTAAATATTAAACCCGTATCCATGCTAATAGATGATTGTCCTCTCCCAGAATATGCTCTTTCTGGACTTAAGATTTTAACGTGGTCAGGTGTTTGATCATTTATTCCATCCCACTCAAACTCAATATCTTCTGTGCAAGATAGACTATATCCAACAACGTTTGCCTGAGTTACTGGGAAACATCTATAAGCGTGGTTTTCAGAAGTGTCATCCATCCAGTCTCTTTTAATAGACATTGGAGATATCTCAAAAAGACATCCTGGAGTTTTTTCAACTGAAATGTTAAACACTAGTCTTTGTCCGCAACATACATTTCTGGAGTGTGAAACTTCTTATTGTAGTCAAGCATTGTAACAATAGAATATTTTGTACCTGAGTGTACTGGCATTGCACGATGAGGATACATAAAGGTTGAAGGAAATATAAAGAGATCTCCAGCCTCTGGCTTAACAGTCAAATTCTGAAGTCTAAAGTTTAGTTCTCCACCATCGTAATCATCATTTACATAAGCAACAAGAGACACTGTGCAGTTGTAGGAGAAGCCATGGTCGTGGTGCTCTTGGAAGTGCTGGCCTGGTCCATACTTAATAAAGTTAAACGCTTCCCAGTACTTTAGTTCATGAATGTTGTGGATCTTGCAATAATCTTCAACTGCAGGAGCCTGTGCATCATAGACATCTTGCCAAAGTTCCTGAAGTTTAAGGCTTGTTGGACTTTTATCATATTCGATGTCTGTTTTCTTAAACTTAAAATCATTGCAATCTCTATAGTCTGGCATTAGTTGCTTGTATCCAACATACGCAGGTAGCCAAGCATATCCCGTAGTATCTCCCACAGGCTTTAAGTTAGACTCTAGTCTATTAATAACATCAATTTCTTTTTTGATTACGCCCTTGTAGCAAAAGATTCCATTGCCAAGGTCTTGTCTATCTGTCCATGTTTGCATAATATATCCCTTATCTATATTCTCTTCTTGACCAAACTTTATTTTTATATACCCCACCATCAGGCTGACGATAAAAATTTGCGTTATCTACCATTTTACCATATATAGAAGACTGATCTAAAATCTCTATTTCATGTTCCCAATTTTCTCTTTTAAACGGAAGTACCTGAATATAAGGTGTTCCAGCAGGAAGCGTTCCTTCCCAGCCTTCTGTAATAAAAAATGGGAAACTTCCAAGAAGGTGAACCTTGTCAGAATCTACGACTCCAGTTGTGTTCATAAAGGGAAGGTCAAACCTGTTCATTGGTGTCATAAACAATGCACTATATCCTTCTGGCAACTCTAGACCCCAGGGAGAACTCCAAGCAAAGTGGTACTGATAGTATCCTTTAGGATGTTCAAACTGTGGCATTGGTGGTCTTTGAGTACAAAAGTCTTTATACTTAGGGTCATCTATTGTTACATTAATTATTCCCTGAGAATTTTTGGCAAATTTTAGATCACACGGCGTTTTAAATACATAACCAGTTGCAAACGCATCCATAATTGCAGGACACGCCTTCCATGTAGGTATCTTTCCATAGTCGTCTGTTGTTCCTTCTTTGGGAAATGGACAAACTTCTTTTGGTGCTTTATAGTATTCTCCGTTTGGCATTTTAGCAAATCTGTCTGCGTCTTTATACCAATCTGGCATTTCTTTTTGTGTTGGTCCTGGAGCGTGTTTGCTATCTTTATTTATCCAGGGCCTGAATGATCTAAATATTGCTACTTTAGACTTTTCACTATTCATTAGTGACTCAGTTCATTGATGTCTGTCATAATGACAACACAGTATTTGGTACCAGACTCCATAGGAAGTGATGCATGTTCATAAATATAGTTTGATGGAAAGACTGCTATGTCTCCAACTCTTGGTTTATAGACTAAGTTGTCAAGTCTTGGAAACTTTAAGTCCCCACCTTCATAGTCGTCATTTATATAAATAACAGCAGAAACAGTACAGTTATAAGCAGGTCCATGATCAGCGTGAATATTAAAATGAGTTCCAGCCCCCTCATACTTTACAAAATTAAAGGCTTCATAATATACAACGTTTATTCCCCAATACTTTGCATAGTCATCTATGCAGTACTTAAGTTTTTGATAAATCTCTTCATGCAAATCTATAAGTTCAGAGTTTGTTTCATCTCTTGGCCCCAGGTTTTCTTGCTTGTATTTAAAGTCTACAGCATCTCTAGCCTTTTTAATCGGTGTTGTAGAGTTAGTTACTTGTGCTTCTGACCACTTATATTTGCCACCTGTTGAAAGGTTTGACTCAAGCGTACTGATGTATCTGTTTGCATCATCTAAAGAAAATGTATCATGGTAGACATGTAACCCTAAACCTAGGTTTTCAACACTTACAGTGTTGTCTAATTTTCTTGTAGGAACCCTGTTTGATGCAGTCTCTGATCTATCTTTTGTAAACCAATGATTTGAGTTTTCATCATATATTTCCATAAATTTCCCTTTTCTTTGTTATAACTATTATACCACTATGATAAAAAAAAATATATAGACCCGAAAGTCTATATATCTTATTTAGTATAATATTTATTTATTCTGGTACAACGGCGGTAAGTTCTGTTCCATTCCAATTAAAAGTTTTTCCAACTTTTACCCTTGGTCCAGTTTCAGTCTTAATAAGTATTGTTTCTCCAGCAAAGGCTGCTGCATACATGTCAGAGTTTGCACTACCAATTGGTACGTTAATAAAAAGAACGGCTTTATTGTCACACAAAAACACATAAATATTGTTCAGTGTGGTATAGTCTTCTGGCATTTCTGGAGTACCTTCTGGGGGAACGATCCCTCCAGAAAAAGAAGTGCCATCCCATACTGCGTTTTTTCTGAGTGTTGACGCATAAGGAGTCGCATCCATTCCAACAATTGGAAGGTTACTCGCAAAAGCATCTTCTAGTACAGACTTAGAGAGTGTACCATCTTGAAGCGTTACCTCGTGAATAGCATCCCAAGTGTTATTGGTGTTTTTTGTTAATACAGTGTACATAGTTTTTCTCCTTTAGTATAGTATAGCATGATTATTAGTAGGCACAAGATGTGCAACACGATGGGCAACTGCAATACCAGCATGCCTTATAGCAGTTAGTACATCCTCCTGTTGGTGGTGCTGGTGGGAAATATGGGAAGAACGGGAAGAATGGTGGGAAGAACGGGAAGTAAGGTGGGAAGAATGGGAAGTAAGGGAAGTAAGGTGGGAAGAATGGGAAGTAAGGTGGGAAGAATGGGAAGTAAGGGAAGTAAGGTGGGAAGAATGGGAAGTAAGGTGGGAAGAATGGGAAGTAAGGTGGGAAGAATGGTGGGAAGAACGGGAAGAATGGTGGGAAGAACGGGAAGAATGGTGGGAAGAACGGGAAGAATGGTGGGAAGAACGGTGGGAAGAATGGCGGGAAGAATGGGAAGAACGGGAAGAATGGAGCAATAGTGGTTACGTTATTAGATGATGGAGATGTTCCAGATGTTCCATTAGCATTTATTGCTCTGACGGTATAAGTCTGTGCTGTATTTGCTTCTTGGTTAACTGATACAGATGTTGCTGCTGTTGAGTTAGTCTTGCCATCTGATGCTGCCCAAACATAAGAAGTAATTGCACTTCCTCCATTTGCTGGGGCTGTCCAAGTTACTGAGTCAGCGTCTACTCCTGCTGTTGCTGTTGGGGCAGAAGGAGTTGCTGGGACTGTTGTTACAGTCACTGCAGCAGAGGCAGAAGACGCTGCTGAAGTTCCTGCAGCATTAGTTGCTGTTACTGTAAATGTTGGTGTTGCAGCAGAGGCAATTCCCTCAACAACAATAGGAGAAGATGCTCCAGTTGCTGTTTGTCCTGTGCTTGCTGTTACTGTAAAAGATGTGGCATTAGGAGAAAGGGCTGGTAAAGAAAACGCTACAGAAACTGCTCCATTGTTGAAGGCTCTTCCTGTTCCAACGTTTGTTCCAGTAACACCTGTTGGTGATAATGGCTCCAAAAAGTCATTTGACGCTTGGGACTTCTTACCTATCTTCTTACCTGCTGCCATTTGTATCTCCTAATTTCTTATTGAATTTTGTATTACGCTGTCAAGTCGCCGTAGACAACCCAAGTATTTGCTGCTCTCTTAAAGAGAGTACAAGATGACCAAGTTGTACGAAGTTTCAAGCCAGGTGTTGCATTAACTGTTACTCCTGCACCTGGTGCAATTGTAACCTGTCCTGCTCCAGTTTGAAGAATATCAATTGAAGTTCCAATTGGATAGTCAACTGCTGATGCTGGTGGAATTGTAAGAGTTAGTGCTGAGGCTGAACCCATTTCAATTAGATCGTCTCTTTCAGTTAGTGATGAAAGTGTGTATGATGCTGTCTTTTGTGAAATTGGGGTTAAAGAATCTACTTTTAATCCAAGGCTAGTTGTAACTGTTGAAGCAAAGTTAGCATCATCACCAAGGGCTGCAGCAAGTTCATCAAGTGTGTTGAGGGCTGCTGGTGCTCCTGTTAGTAATGCATTAACCTGTGCTGTTGCGTCTGCGATAGCCTCTGACTTTGCAGTAGCAATTGCTGAAGCCTGTGATGTAGATACTGGCTTGGCTAAATCTGCTGTATTATCAACATTTTCAAGTCCTAATGAAGTTTTTGTAATTGCTGTAACTTCTGATTTAAGTGCTAGAAGTGATGTATCTGCAATACCGTGAACGCTTGTGGTGTCTGAATTATGAGTTCCAATTTCAGTTGACACATGCGAAGTTGTTGCTACTGTTGAGTCAATATCGTATTGGGATGTTGTTGCGTTCCAGTCAAGGCCTACACCAGCAAGGGCTGATTCATCAACTGCTGCGGTTGTGATTGCGCTATCAACATAATCTTGTGTTGCTAGAAGTGCAGTATTTGCAATACCGTGAACCTCTAATGTAAGTGCAGCATGTGTTGAAACTGCTGTATCAGCGTAAGTCTTTGTTGCAAGATCTGCCGTGTCATCAATTCCATGAACATTAACTGTTTCTAAATTGTGGTCTGAAAGGTCTGATGCGTAAACAAGATTTGCTGTATCTGATATTCCGTGAATTTCTGTGGTATCTGAAGAGTGTCCTGTCACTGCATTACCAATAGCCGTTGTTACATTTGCGGTTGTTGCAAGTGCTGCTGTGTCAGCAATACCATGAACGCCCGTTGTGTCAGTATTATGAGTTGTAATTGCTGTTGTTGCAAAACCTTCTGCTGCTGTTTGTGCAGTAGAAACATTTGTTAAAGTTGCGAGTAGTGCTGTGTTAGCAATTCCGTGAACTCCTGTTGTAACATTGTGTAAATCAATATTGTCTGCAATACTGTCTGCAATATTTGCAAAGAAATTTGGATCATCATTTAGTGCTGCTGCTAACTCATTAAGGGTATTTAGGGTCTCTGGAGCAGCATCAACAATGGCTGCTAGTTCTGCTGCATTAGCAAAATATGTCAGGGCAGACCAGGCTGAAGAGCCGTTACCCATCTTAAACTTACTTGTGTCGGTTTCAAATCCGATCTCACCTGCTGCTAGAATTGGGTTCGCAGCCGTCCATTGCGCTGCAGTTCCTCTGCGCTGTTGCATTCTTGTTGCCATATTTTTATTTCTCCTTAATGGGGGCTGCCCATTTACTTATCTTATTATAACCCCTGTTTTTAGTTGAAGTTATCTACTACACTACCGCCATCAAATACTACAGTCCAAGTTGTTGAACTTGGGCCTCCAGCATCCAAACCTACACCCAATGGGCTATTGAATGATCCACCTTCATAGAACTGGGATACTATAAAACCAGTTCCATCAATTGCGGTATCGTGAATGTGCTGTGGAAGATTATTTGTATCGTCAATAGTTGCCTGGGTATACCAGTTGCCATTGTAATAAAAATTAACTCTATTTGTTAGAGTGTCTAGCCACTGTGTTCCATTAGTTGGTGAAGAAGGAGGAGTTGTTCCTACTTGCATAGATCCTGACAAAGAATCAACATACTCCTTAGTTGCTGCATGTCCAGCAAGAGTTGGTGCTCCTACTGTTACTGCATCTCCGAATGTACCGCCGTTTGTAACGACTAATCCATTCTTGACTTTGAAGTCTTTTTCGACTGTTGCCATTTACTACTCCTTCTTCCAACTATTTTTTATTTTTTAGAACTTAGTCAAGTGTTGCCATCAATGTTGCTGCAACCATAACCTCTGAAGAGTTATTTGCTGTAGTTACATTTAGGTCATACTTTGATGTTGAAGCATTCCACTCAACTGTTACAATTGCTAGTGGTTCTGCTGATGTGTAGATTGTGCCGTATTCGACAACTGCTACTCCATTTGCACCATCGACTGTTGCAAGAACTTCTGTAACATGTGAGTGACGAGTTCCTCCAACTGATGCTGTTACACGAACAAGGTACTTCATGCTTCCCTCGCTTGTTGATGCTGAGTGACATGTAGCCTTTGAAGCGGTTGGAACATCTGTCCAAGTTGCTTCTTCACGACGGACCCATGTGATGTCAATTGACTGTGGTTGAATATTTTCGCCACTGATTGCACTAAGGGCTCTTTCATCTGTGAAGTAAAGGTTTGTTCCTTCTGTAAGATCAGTAGTTGTAGAATTTGCTACACCGTTTTCTGCGGTAATAGTAAGTCCTGAGCCTGTACCTGTGATTGTGATATTTGTAAGATTAGCACCAGTCAAAAGATCTGCTGCTGAAGACTTAGCACGAGCATCTGTGAAGTACAAAGATGTTGCTTCTGCAATATCGTCTGTGTCAAGTGCATCTGCGTATGCTTGGTATGCAGTTGTGATTAATCCTTCACGAGTATCTGTGTATGCATTAGCATCTGCAAGTGCGTCTGCTGCATCAGTTGATGCTGCGGATTCTGCTGCTGCTTGCGCTGCATCTACATACTGCTTAGTTGCTGCATGTAGGTTAGATGTTGGTGCACCTGATAATGTCAAAGCACCTGTCATTGTGTCGCCAGCCTTGGCTACTTTCTCGCCAACTGATGCAGCAAGATCTACTGCGTAGTTTGGATTGTCTCCAATTGCTGCTGCCAACTCATTGAGTGTATTAAGAAGTTCTGGTGCTGAATCAACAAGGTCTGCAACCTTTTGATCTGCGTATGCCTTAGCATCTACTTCTGCCTGGTCTGCGTATGCCTGTGTTGCAAGAACATCTGCACCCCACTTAACAGAAGATCCTGCTGCTGGAGTAAGAACGATATGAGAATCAGAATTGATTGTCATTGCTCCTGCGCCAGTGAAGTTAAGTGTATCTCCAATAGTCTTGTTTGTTAATGTTTGTGTATCTGTTGTTCCAACTACCGAACCAGTTACACCGTGTGCTGATGTGTCTGCTTCGTGAGTTGTAAGATTTCCTGCTACTGTTGCTGCTGCACCAGATGCATCGTATGCTGCTGCTGTTGCATCAAGTGCTCTTTGGTTTGTGAAGTAAAGGTTTGTTCCTTCTGCAAGGTCTGCAGTGTCATGGTTTGAAAGGCTTGAAACTGTTCCAGTTACGTTACCAATCAAGTCTGCTGTAATATCACCAGCAGCAAAATCTCCATTAGCATCACGCTTTACAACTGTGTTTGCTGTGTTAGCAGATGTTGCTGTACCACCAATAAGATTGACGATATAGTCTTGATCTGTTTGCTTCTTTGTAAGAACGTCAAAACCGTTAACTGTCGCTGTTGTACCTTCAACGATTAAACCACTCTTAATTTTAAAATCTTTATTTACTGTTGCCATTTTTTATATCTCCTTTTATTATGCCTTAAGTCCCATACGTGCGTAACGTACGGTGACTGGCTTGATCGCAGGATCTGGAGTGACTGTAATAGCCACGGTATTTCCAGTGCGAGAGACATTAATGGTGCCAATATTCCCATCATTGTCGATAGTGCCATACTCACTAACTGATACATCTGTACCGTCAGCAAGAATTGTTAGTTCGGTTGCATAGAACTTGTTGTCCCCTGCAGAGGTCTTTGATATTGAAATAATATACTTGACCATGCGCCACTCTGTAGCCTGAAAGTCATCAATTACCGTTACATTTTCAATTCCGTTAATTGTATTTTCGTTGTTGCCTTTTGACCCTAAATCTGTTGCTTGTGATGAAAGGGTGTCGATTAGATCTACGTAATCTTCTTGTGAAGGACGATCACCAGTCTGGAATTTTAACTTAACATTTGGAATTGTGAGTTTGGCCATGTGGTAATTATAACATACCTTTTAATAGTCTTATTAGAGAATATAGTTGGAAAACCCAATAACCTGAACACCAATTCCTGGTGGATTGCTTTGACCGTATCCTTCAATTCCTATATTAGTTATTGTCAACCTAAAAGGAAGTATGTCTACTGGAGTAACTATCTTGGGATACCCAACAGATACTACACCGCTAGATACTGGACTAAGATCTTCTATCTGTATTCCTGGAGAGATTGTTGCTGCCGAAACTAATACTGCTAAAGCAATACCCTGGGAAATTACGGTTGTTGCCATTTTTGGTTACGCCTGATCTGTGATTTCACCAAGCATAATCATCTCGCCTTGGCAGACTGTCCAGACACGATCACCGTCTTTTAGTTGAATATCAAAAACATCACCAGTTAAAAGTTGTTTTGATTGGGCTGCAGACAAAGTTACTGTAAATTCTCCATCGTCATCATTGTCTGTTTTATCTGGCAAAACAGTAAACAGTAAATCGTCTCCATCGTTATCTGAATATCTTCTAAAGTCTCCTGTAATATTCCAACCAGCATTATTTGGGTCAAAGGTGGCTGTATTATAATCTAAGGGATTTCCCAAATCATCTTCTACATAAATTCTAAAAGATGCGGTATCTCCAATTACAACAGTCCAGTTAATAAGCGGTGGCTTGTTCCCAATATTATATGTTGCTGGTGCAACTACTCCAGTAATAGGGGTTTCATTGGGGTTTCTGTATGTGGCCATAGGTTTATTATATCACGACAAACCGTCTCTGAGTGCTCCCCAGGTACCGTTTCCTTTTGCCTCTACTATTACAATTCCATTAACACTATCTGCAATAGCGCAAATTCCAACTGCTGCTGATCCTCCTGTTGGTCTAACATTTGTCAAACCTCCAGATTGGCCAACATAAAGTGTTTGTCCTGCAGCAAAGCCTGAAGTATTTAAACCTTCCATAACTCCAGCAACAACCACTATTCCATCAGAACCGTTTAATGTATTGTTTTTTAATAATCCTAATATTGGTGCAGTTGTTGATGGAAGTGCTTTTGCAATTGTAACCTTGCCATTTACTTTTCCAGTTGTTGCATAAACTGGGACTCCGTTAGATATTGCTGCTCCACTGTTATTATGCACATTAATCTGAAAATATGATACGCCATACGCTGGTAGAATTGCATCCAATGATTCTGCTAATTTTTTAAAGTCTCCGTGTACGTTTACGGGGGAGTTTTCAAGGGGATACTTAACTCCCGTGGCAGAAAAGTCATATGTAGTCATAATAAAATAATTATACACCCAAATTTGACTTTTGGCCCAAAAACATGTTATACTAGGTAGTAACACCTACCAGGGTGTTATTGTTTTCTAAGGAGGAAACTATGATTAAATTTATCGAAAGAAACAAAGAGATCATTAGCACACTCAGTATCGTAGCATTAGTAACTGTTTTGTCGAACGGAGCCAATGCTGATTCAGGTCTTGATACGAAAAACAACTTGAGCATAGAACAGGCTCAGACATTGGAAACCGCCTCGAAAGAGGTTTTTTTGGTTTCTAAGGCTAAAAAGTTAGAGAGTTTTGAGAACAAGGTTTCTCTGACCGATTTAGAACTAAAAGAACTGCTTTCATTAGTGGGCTTCAAGGGAAAAGACCTTGTAGTTGCTTGGGCAGTGGCTAAGAAAGAGTCTAATGGGCGACCATTGGCTTTTAATGGCAACCACAAGACTGGTGACTCATCTTATGGTATGTTCCAAATCAATATGATTGATGCCCTTGGTCCTGATCGTAGAACCAAGTTTGATCTTGACTCTAACGCTGAACTATTCAATCCCGTCAAGAATGCAGAGATTGCATACTACATGACAAACGGTGGAGATGATTGGTCCTCATGGAAGGGCATCACTCCAAGAACCAAATTTTGGATGAGTAAATTTCCCAAGTAAAATATAATAACTAGAGGCACCTGTAGGGTAAAACCTATGGGTGCTTTTTAGTTTCTTAATATTAAATTAATTGCTACTCGTGGGGCTACTAGTGTTTCAACCTCATGAGCAAGATTTTTAGGGATAAAAACAAAGTCGCCTTCTACAAGATGATGCTCATTCTCTAAATTCTCTCCTGTGCGCCAAATCATCTCACCTTTAACTACCCACTGGAATTGATCAACATAGTCTCTATGTTTACTTCCTACAACTCCCCTGTTTTTCATTAAAGATACTAAGCAAAAATTACCAGTATAAATATCTGCTGGATAATGTGAAAGGCCCCACTCAGTTACTGGAGCCAACTCTGGGATTATAGACATGTATAGGTCGTTGGTATCATAAAGTTGAAAAGCCATTCTTGACCAAAACCTACATTTTAATCTCATGTCAGAAGATTCGCCTTCAACAAAATCATTTAAAAGATATGACCTGTCTGGGAAAGCAGTCAAATCCTCATCAACATACTTAGAGACCATTGACATAATTGTATCTAATGATGGCAAATTTGTAAAAACATTTTTAAATATATGAATTCTGTTTTCTAACCTTGCCTGCTCAACTAAAGCCATGTCTATCATTATTTTAGCCAACTAACAACTGCGTATCTCGTTCCTTCTATTACTGGAAGAACTGAGTGGTTGTAAATATAGTTTGATGGAAATACTATAAACTCATTTGCTACTGGTTTATATGTTAAATTAAATCTTGGAAAAGAAATCTCTCCTCCAGTATAGTCATCATTAATATAGTAGACCCAGGACATTCTTCTATGGTGATCTTTATGATCGTCAATATGGTTTGTAAACTTTTGTCCCTCGCCATATTTTAATATGCTATATTCTTCGTGAGATGTAGTATCTAGTTGATGATCTTGTTTGTAGTCTGACTCTAAAGGACCAAAACCAGTTAAAAACATATTTGATAAACTTGAATTAAAAGCGTCTTGTAAATTTATAAAATCTTCATCTATAAAATCTTTATAGTTTACACTAATAAGCATTGTGTC